GAAACACCGCACTTTGTGATGATGGCAACGCTTTCGTCATGTCGCCCAAGAAACCTAGCTGTCTGAACGGCTCGTCATACGCTTGGCGTTCAGCGGCAAACTGTGCGTTCAGCACGTTTTGAGCCTGCTGTTGCTGTGTGCCACCGAAGCCCATCAACTGAGATACGTCTGCCGCGCGTTGTTGCTGACCCTGTTGACCTAAGCTTGCTTGTATTTGACCCATAGAGGCCAGACGTCCGCCTAACTGACCGGCTTGACCTGCCAAAGCGCCAATGCCTTGTGCCGCCTGTTGTTGTTGACCTGCAAGAGCCGCGAGCTGTGATACGTCGGCTTGGCCTAACTGACCGAACTGTAGTCCTAACTGACCGCCTGCGCGTGCCAGATCGGCTCTTTGACCCGCCATCGAAGCTAATGACTGTTGACCTTGCATGCCTAGTTGACCGCCCTGTAGAGCGCCACGTTGGGCTATTTCTGCAGCAGATAGTCCAAGCTGACCGCCTTGAAGCGCAGCTTGCTGACCCATTTGACCTGCCTGTAAGCCAATAGAACCGCGTAGCTGTTGAGCAGCCTGTGCCGCTTGTGCTTGTGCCTGTGCGTTTGCAGCCGCCTGTTGTTGCGCAGACATGCCTAACTGTGCGCCTTGGGCCGAGAGCCCTGCTTCAGACTGCGCTAACTGGCCACCAAGACCAGCCGCTTGTAGTTCACGTCCTTTACCTGCTTCAAAGGCTTGTTGTGACGCTTGCAGTGCTTGTCCGTAGCCTTGGCTCAACAGTCCTGCAGTCTGTCTGGCAATCTGATCGTTAATCGCTCGATCGATCTCGGCAGCTTGTACCGCACCTCTGGAACCGCCAAACGCACCGGCAGCGACTTGCTGTGCCCGAGCCTGTTGTTTTTGTAGTTCACCGGTACGCAAAGACTCTTGTCGAGCAGCCTCTACTACTTGTTGTGTGTAAGGGTCCATAAACGCCGCTATACCGCTGGGGTCGAACTGTGCGCCCGCATCGGTAAGTCCGCCTCTGATGCCACCAATATCTTGTCTTGACTGAAGTAAACCTCGTTGTCCCTGAGCGGCGGTTTGTAAGCCACCTCTGGTAGCAGCACCAAGTTGTCCACCCAGCGCACCGGCTGTACCAAGAGCCCCGATGCCTACATCGGCAGCAAGTTGCCTGCCCTGTTCAGCACCAAGTCCCAAACGTGTAGCCGTGTCGCTTGCAGCACGTTGAGCCGCTACATCAGCAGCAGAAAGACCACGCTGTGCAGCTTGTACTTGTAAAGGCACGCCAGCAGCAGCGCCTGTAATGTCACTGGCAGCCCGAGAAAGCCCTTGTATGGCCTGATCGCGGAAGCTGTAAGGCTCTGCGCGCGTATCTGCTGCGAGGGTCTGTGCATCCCGTAAGGTGCCAAGTCCGCCTTGTTGTGCAAGTAAAGCCGCCTGTATACCGGGCAACGCACCACCTGTGATGACGTCTTGACCGGCTTGCGTAGATTGTAGAGCACCCTGCAGGAAAGGCTCGTAGCCACCAATACCTGTTCGAATGATGTCGCCTGCCGCTATCTGGTCAGCGGTCATGCCTGCAACAGCTTGCGTAGGCGGTGCGATGCCAGACTCTTGTAAACGTCGAACGTAGTCTAAAGCGTCGGAGTAAATACCAGACTTGTACGCTTCAATTTCTGGCGCTTCGCGAACAACCTGCGTTGTAATTGTATTCTCTGCCATTACGCCATTCTCTCAAACTTACTCATTAGGTCGTACATGTTTTGCATTCCGTTTTCTCGGCTGCCGTTGCCGGCGCCACGTACAGCTTTCGCCGTAAACACAAACTCACCGTCGCTCAACATAGCAGGAATATCGTCACTGGTTTCAGTGCCCGGACCGTCAATACGGCCGTTGATGCGTGGGAAGTTGTCGATTTCACCGCCTTGGGCCACGCTTAACGGGACGGGTTGATAAACAGGCGTTTTGATAGGCGTATATTGACTCGACACGTCTTGGATTGTGTAAGTAGACGGCAGTCGCATGGTGCCGGCGCCAAGCTCGTACTTGTAAGGGTTTTGCTCTCGTAGGTCAAAACCGGTGACTTGTTCGGCGACATTATAGTCTTGCGGTTCCTGTCTGCTCAAAGCATCTAAAGCCATTATTCCGCCAAAAGCGGGACCAAATTTACGCGCAACACCGCCTATCCCTGAAAGAGAATCTTTAGCTAGTTTTGCCGCATAGGTTTGCACGTTGTACCCCGGAGGCAAAGTGCCTTGAGCAGCGGCCCGCTCTGCGATTGCCTGAGCTTGGGCATTGACGTCCATACCCGGCAAGAAAAGGTTTTTCAAACCTTCAATCGGCTGCGCTTGTACGTCAGCTCCAATGCCAAATATCTGTTTGACGCTGTCCACTACGCCCGGTGGTTGCACGGTAGTAGGAGCGGGCGGGCCCATAGTAGCTCCCGCACCCGCCGAAGCGCCGCCAACGCCGGTTGTAGGTGCCCCTGTACCAGCTTGATAATCTCGTATTTGCGAATCACTGAAACCCATGCGTTGTAATGCTTCGGTGTCACTTGTGATTATGTTCGGCGTTGATGCGGTCGTTCCAGCGGACGTTTGTATGTTTGAATACAAAGGGTTAGCCGGATCAGCGTCCACTACACCCCGTAAGCCTCCGGCATTTGCGTCATACATCGCTTGTGTCGGTTTTGTTACAGCTTGCATAGTTGTCGCAGTCGTTGTCGGGGCGGCTGCTGCCGCACGAACAGGAACTGCCGTCCCATCAGGCATGTAAGTAAACTGAGCTTGTTGTTGCGCTGGAGTTACCACGCTCGGAATAGCTTGCGAAGGTGCTATGGCTGCCTCTACGGGCACTGCCGTCCCATCAGGCATGTAAGTAAACTGAGCTTGTTGTGCTGACGCAGCTTGTGAAGCGGCAGTCGGGTTCGCAATACTTTCTAAAGAGGAAGCGGCTGCAGCAGCTTCGGCAGCTTGCGCTCCACCGGCAGCGGCAGCCTCACCAATTGTTCTTGTAAACGCACCTTCTCCGACCGCACCGGCCTTGAAGCCTTGGAAGAAACTACCACCCTCTCCAGCAGCGGACATGCCGCCACTAATACCGTTCATCACACCGGCTGTCAGACCGCTAATAGCCGCTGACTTCAACGCATCCTTCAAGTTACCGCCGTTGATTAGTGTCGCGATGCCTGATCCGGCAGCCGCGCCCAAAGGTCCGAGGAAAGCAGCACCGACAATCGGTAATACAACCGTGACCGCTTTTTTGACAAACTTTTTCAATCCACCAAAAAGCTTCTTTAAAAAGAATTCTGGTTGCCCGGTGACCGGGTTCAGAGAATTTAGCTCGTTACCCACCACATAACGCTCAGGCTCAATGCCCATGTCGCGCATTTGTTGGAAGATACGATCTTTAAGAATTGGGTTTTTGCGGAAGACCTCCATCGGTATGACGGTTTCGCCTTCTGCAGCGTGAATCATGTATTCGTCTTCGTGACGACCATATGTTGCGAGTTGATCGGCTACGCGCTTGACTTGAGCGATGCCCGTTTGAGGCAAGTCATCTTCGTCATCCGTGGCCCAAGAGCCCTCAGTCGCGGTCAAAAACGAGGCGATGCCGCCAGCAGGAACCTCTATCGGTTCAATATCTTCAAACTCATCGTACTGAAGTGCAGCTTGTCCCATAATTTATCCGACGGTTACAACAATCGCGCCCTTATTTATTACCTGTACACTTCCGACAAGCCCTTGTGCCTCTAAGGGATCGGTCGTATATGGCAACTCTTGCGACAGGCTGATCCAATTAGCCCCATCGTATACTTGCAGCAGGTTCAAAGTCAGGTTCCAAATCAAATCTCCTCTGGAGAATTTAAGCTGATCCCTCTTCGTATTCGTAAACTGCGGCGTAGAATCCGGATCGACTGAGTCTAAACTGATCTCTAATAAACGTACAGCCCTGTTATAGGTGCCAGAGTCAACGGCTTCACCAACTGCAAACGGCAGTCTGCCTTGTAAAAGCTTGCTCATCGTCGACCGTTAGCTTGCAGATCCAAACGTGTTGCACCAAGCCGGAAGCCTACCCCTAAGCGCACGTCTGTCGAGGCATCGTCGTCCGATTCAAAGCGCACTGCTGCTTGCCGAGCCCTAGCTCGCATGTCTACTTTTGTAGTCGTAGCCGTAAAACTAGTGGTCTGATCCGTGGTCAGTGTGCTGCCGGGAAAGTTGCGTGCTTTCAACACTACGTTTATGGCCTGATCGCTACCGCCGTTACCGTTGAATTTTACGTCTGGGATCATACGGCGTATAAACTGAAACTCTTCGCCATCGCCAATGTCAAAGTCAGCCGACTCTATAAACACATTGTCCATTGGCGTACCGTCGTTGTCGTTGCCGGTTTCATGCTGGTACAGGTAGTTAACAGAAGTATCTGCACCCGCAGCCCGTGGAAAAGCGACAATACCCTCGTCAAGCCAAGCGGTACGCGACAACTGTCCAATGTTCCAGCTTTGCTCTAGGTAGTTGTAGACCACGTACCTGTCGATAGAATTGCTATCAGCAGAACAATAGAACCATCCCACCTCATTGAACTGCTTGTTCACAAAGGCAAAGAACTGAAACGCTTGGCCTTCGTTGATGTCAGAAAACACATACGAATGCACGCTACAGGGCACCACAGCAACGCTGCCGTTGTACATGTAGAACCCTTTTTTATCCATCCAATACACGCCAGCCGGTGTATTGACAGAGGCGTTCGGGCCCATAAGGCTGACACCCTCGTTGACTAAGTTCAGGCCGAAGGTCAAAGGTGTGCCAATGAACTGCAGGCTATACAGGGCGACGTCGGTCCAGATCAAAGTTTCTTGGCGAGCCCGAAGACCGCCAATAATCTCCGAACCTGCCGAACAACGTAGTGATCCTGCTGTGGTGTCTGCTCTTGGTTCCCATTCGGCTGCGTTCTCTTGGTCAGAAAAAGCGATTAGTAAGGGGTCGATCGTGCCTGTTCGGCTTGTGCCAGAAGACAAAGGGTCTGCACCCAAAATTAAAACGTGTCGGTCTACGTCCGAAACAATAACTTGAAGTCCTTTGGTCGGTGCGGCGTTGGCGCCGGACAGTGAGCTCAAAGCTACGGCTCTTGTGTTCAAGCCATTGGTCTTGTCCCAATAGTAGATACTGCCCGCACGTGGGTTAGAGATCAGGTCTTCTCCAAAGTTGTCCATCGACCACAGGCGTAATTGGTTCGAATCGCCCAAAGAGGTGGTAGACCCCCAAGTGCCTGACGACCAAGCGCCCACACCCCAACCTGTGCCGTCTACAAAAACGTCCAAGCCAGAGTTTATTTGGTATGTACCAACGACAGAGCTACCACCGTTGCCGCTGTCGCTACTGTTTGCTGTGACCGCAGCACTGTCGGTGTCTTTTGCAGATATCGTAAACGTATTAGCGGTCGGAACCGTCAATACTTCGTATTCTTGATTTAAGACGGCAGCGGTGACGTTGCCCCCAAGACTTGCTGCCCCAGAAAATGTGACGAAATCACCGTTAACTGCACCGTGCCCAGTGTCAGTGACTGTGATCGTGCCGGACCCGTCTGTCGCGGCAAACGTAACGTCTCCTGCAGAGGTCGTTGCGCGTATTGGCGTGATGTCGTTGTACGAAGAGCCTTCTTGTATATACAGTTTGCTCCGTGTGCCAAGGCCCAAGAGCTTTGTACCGTCGAGATCGACCCACCCAAACAGCTTTCGACCTGTGCCCTCGTACGATGCTTGTATGTATTTTTGCCAGCCGCCTATCTTTTCCGGCAACCCCTTGCGAAATCGGACCAGATTCCCGTCAAACCACCCGCCCTCTGCGGTGTAATCGGTGCCCTCTTTGTTGATGCCGGGGTTGAAGATAAACTTTTGCAAAGGCATTACTGGTACTCTCCTGTCCGGATCATTTCAGTCACCTCTACGGCACGATTGCCCACCTGTTGACTCCAGCGGCTGTCCATAAACTCGTCGGCTGCAATGTCAAACTGCTCTCTGGACATGGCCTCAACCGCTTTGATAAACCCACGCAGTCTTGTCTGACCCAGATTGAAACTAATGTCGATCATGGCATCCTGACGCGCTTCGTTGAGGGCCGGGAACCAAAAATACGTGTCAGTTAACTCTTGCCGGACACGCTCTATATCATTGTTCAAAAGATAATCTATTTCGTCATCAGATAACCCAAGACCGGAGTCAGCTATGTTGCGGCCAACACCAATAGTTTCATAGCCAGCAGAGCACATATAAACTTTGGAGCGAACACCTTCATGGCGTTTTAGCATTTCAATTAATTGAGTCATTACTTCTCCCTGCTCACGCCTCTAGTTTTTTCGTAGGATCTCATAGCGCCGAGACCGAGCATGCCAGTCATAGTAGTCATTAACAGCGACGGGTCTATCTCTGGAACCTCTACCCAAATACCTGCAATCGGTGCGATCAATACATGATACAAAAGACCCAGACTGCA